CGTGGCAGCCGGCGGCGCTGCGGTGACGGGCAACAGCACCGTGACCGGGACCATGACCGTAAGCGATGCCCTGACGGTTTCCAAAGGCGGGGCCGCGATTACGGGCAACAGCACCGTAACCGGCACCTTGACGGTTGCCAGCACCATCGGCGCGGCGGCAGGCACAAAGGCGGGCCTCGCAGTCATCTTTGACCAGTTCCCCGCCACCCTGGCCAGTCCGGGGGGGATTACGCTTCCGTCTGGACTGATCCTGAAATGGGGAACCGGCACCTACACCGCAGGCACCGGCACCGTAACCTTCGCGGTCAATTTCCCCACGGCGCTGCTCAACGTGCAATGCACCCTGACGACCGGCGGCGCGGCGCATGCATCGTGGCCACCTGGCCCGTCGCCCGCGTCTTACGCCGTTTCCGGCTTCACGGTTTACGGCGGCACGGGCCAAAACGGAACGTTCTCTTGGCTGGCGTTGGGGCATTAATAATGCGTCAATGTCACGCAAATGTGATTTTTTCGCCTGTAGGTTGTGGAAGTGCTGAGGGTTTTGTTCCATGAATGACGCCGTTGACTACGGGACAATGCAAGCGGTGTATGAGCGCCTCACTCGCCTGGAAGAGCGTGGCGCCGCACGAGACGAGCGGATGCATCGCATGGAGCAGGCGCTTGAGCGGTTGACAGAGCAGATGGAGGCGGTTGCCACCGATGTGCGCGCCGCCAAAACGGGCCTTCGCGTGGGGCTGTGGATTGCCTCAACGGTTCTCCCATCCCTCAGCGCGGGCGTTACGTGGTTGTCTATGCATCTGTGGGGTAAGTGACATGGACTACATCGTTTCCCGCCTTCGGGAGCCTTCGACGTATGCCGGGATGGCCTTGCTGGCGGCGGCGTTCGGGCTGGCGGTGCCTGCGGAGTGGGTGCAGGCGCTGTCCGCCCTTGGCATGGCCGTGGGGGGCGTGGTGGCGGTGGTGATGCGGGAGCGGCAGGGCTAAAGCCCTTCCGCTTTGGCGCGGGCTAGAACGGCGCGAGCGTGGTCTTCACCCTTCCAATACATGTCGCCATGGAATTGCAAGTGGTCTAAAGCCCCCTCCAACGCCTCCACCAGCGCCCGCACGGTGGCGGGGGTGGCGACGGGGGCAGCATCCAAGTATGCCCGCACGGCCTTCAACCCTACCGTAACCTTTAACGCCGCCAATATGTCATCATCAATGCTGTCAAGCAGCGACGTAAACCCACGGCGGCCCCGCAGGGCTTCAATGATCGCATTGCCGGCAGCTTCTATTGCATCCGGCGGCTCGCATCGCGCGTCAGTCATGGCGGGCTTCCGGGGCGGCGGGTGGCGTAAAAAGCGGGCGCCAGTGAGTAGGCGACGGAACGCCAGATATCCGGCCGCCAGCAAAATCCTGGCCATCGCGCCACATGCCACCGGACCAGACAGCCCACCGCTGCGATTGAGTGCGGCTGCAACCGATCATGATCGGCTCCCCATCCCTCGGCGCCGTCTCGATCGGCTGCCACCCGTCCGGCGGCTCACAACGCGCGCTCATGCCTTTGTCTCCCGAGCGGCTGCGATAATTTCGCCTTGCCGGCGCGCGACCGCGCTAATAGCGCGAAGATCGCAAGCATATGCGTTCACTTGGTCCCTCAACTCTGTAATTTCACGCACCGGCACCACCGCGTAACCGGCGGCGGCGAGGGCCTCCAAAATGAGCCTAGTGTTTCGTTCCGGTTGGTCCTGAAACCAAATGGCCTGCGCAATCACATCCTCTGCCGTTGGCGCGCTCATCAAATCCTCCTCCTGCTGCTGGCGGAAAACTCAATCCGTTGTCGCGCGCTGGTGTCCTGTGCGGGTCGGTCCAACGCAAACCGAAACACGGCGCCGTCATACTGGTATGTGCTGGTTGAGCCATCGCCTTCGGCAACGTATTGGTAGAACGTCCCTGCCGGGATAGCGTCACCGCGCTCATAAGCATGAGAGATCCGGGCAATGAAGTCATCGGCGGCGTTGCTGCCGCGCTCCAATTCGAACATGCCTTCCCATCCGTGTGGGCGATCCAGCGTCTTGTTGAGGCGGCTATCCCAAGCCGTCACATCCGCCAAGTCGATGCGGCCATACGGCCCCATAACGACTAGCTGGCAATCCCGCGCGCTCATACCCCGCCCTCCGTCAGCGGGAGGACTGTGGCGTCGACGGTGGGGACGGTGGGCAGCGGGACGCGGGCGGTGAGGAAACACACGACTTCATAGCCGTTGCACCAGTTCACCAGCGCCACATCCGTTTCGCCGGTTCGGCCAAACGTAAAGAGCCGCCCGGTGTTCCGGTCGCGCTTCACCACAGCCCGCACCTCCACCACCTCCCTCGCAGGCGCGGGATCGGGGGGCAGGGCGTCGAGGGCGGCAAGCCTCTCAGCCAGTTGGCCACTTATCCCAGACCGTCGCGCATCAAGTCGCGCCGCCGCCGCCACGGCCTCCAGGGCCTTCTGTCGTTCGGGTGTCATCACACATCCTCCCCAGCAACCGGCTTAAACAGGTGCGCCACCGCAGCGAAGTCCCGCCGCACCACGTAATTCGGCGCCCGAATGGTCAAGTCGATGATTTGCGCCAACTCCCACGCGGTCACGTCGCGCGGCAGGTTGCGGGTGCTGATTTCGCTGTAACCGTCCGCGTCGGGGGCCTTTAGATCGTAATGCGCGACACGGAAGGCTTTCACCAAATGCGTCTGCCCGTCCGCTCGCACTTCCAGCATTGTGCATGTCGCTGGTTGCGTCCATGGGCCGATAATCAAGTCCGCCTTGGGATAGTCGCTCATACCGGCACCTCGTTATCTGCCGCAGCCGCCGGGGCTTCCGTAACCGGCGCGTCCGCCATGCGCTCCGACGCTGCGGCGCGGGCCGCGTCAACGGCCGTGAACAGGTCGGGGCGCTTGTCTTTCAGCCACCGCATCTGTTTGGCAGTCAGTTCGGCGTCAAGGATCGCGTAATAGTCCTGCGCCGTCACCACGGCGGCAAATTTGCCGGCCAGCGACTCCGCGACGAGCGACGCTTGATCCTTCGGCGCCTCCACCACCAGCGGCAAGACGCGATAGGGCTTGCGGGCCTTCTTCGTCGCAGTCAGGGCCAGCACCATTTCCCGGTCCATCCCGCTCATGTGGGAAATGCGGATACCGCCCACCTCCATGCCGCCCCAAGTGACGGTCGGATCGCGGAACAGGGTCATGGCCCCGCCAGCGTATCGGCTGGCGTCGGCACCCCACACGGCCACCATGACGCGACGCATGGATTTGCAGGGCATGTAGGGCTTTCCGTTGTCGCCTTCAAAGTAGACGGCCACGGGCTGCTCCGCGCTGCCAGGCGCCGCCTTCACGGCGGTGATCGTGACCGTGCGCGGGCCGGCAATCAGGTCATCGGCGTTGAGTTGGTCGGATTTGGGCGTAATGGTCGGTCGCATGTCCATTAGAGGTGCATCTCCTGTTCGATGCGGCGTTCAGTGGGGATTAAGCGTTGGGCAAAGCCGCCGCCTTTGATGGCCGCAAGATAGTCCGCGAGTTGATCGGCTAGAACTTCCTCAAACTCAGCCGCCGCGTTGACGATGGCGGCCTGTGTCGTTTCATCAGCCTCAACCCGGATTGTGACCATCGGCATGCCGCCGCAGTAGCTGATGTAGTCGCACCACGCGCGGCCCGTCACCAGCAACCCGGTTTGTATCTGGATGCGGTAGTCATCCGGCACGGCGCCGCTAATGATCGTCTCCGCTTGGAACTTCTGCCGCCGCGACTTGCACTCGATCAGCCCGTCATCGCCGACTAGCCCATCGGGAGAGTAGCCCAGCGTAAACCCCCATTCGTCGTTCGTGATGAACCCGACTTCCTCAACCGGCGCGTAGTGTTTGGCGTAGAGCGCGCGGGCGTCGATTTCGTCTTGCTGGCCGCGCAACATGTCATCGCTGATATAGGTCGGTTCCACGTAGCCGGTGATGCGCTGGGCCAGCAGTTCGTAGAGGTGCGCGGATGCCTTGTCGTTCTTGGCTACCTTAAGCGTGGGCGTGATGATGCGGCACATTTCGCTTGCGGTCAGGATGCCGCAGCGGGCTTGCAGCCACTCGTCTGAGCCTTGCAGCAGGTCTCGGTGGATGGTGATGGTCATGGCATCATTACACGCGCGCGGATGGCGCTGGTGACGATGGCGATTTCCAGGGTGTTCATGAGGTTCCTTGCGTTGCGTGGCGTTAAGATGCGATGCGACGTGATGCGCGGCGCGGTGTTGCGACGCATTGCGGGGCGAAGCGTAAAGCCGCGTAGTTATCCAATTACACCGAGTTG